CTTGAGGAGTGCGCTCTGGATCGGAGTTGGGGGTGAGAGAGAAAAGAAATTCTTCTTGGGAGAGAGGGGGGATTCTACGCTGATTTTCGGGCGTGTCAAGAAGTATTTTTACCACAGTGATTTCTCTGTAAAATCGCGGCGTCGCGTCTGTATCAAAAATGCACTTGTTGAGTGGAGTGGTCAAGAAGTATGGTTGCAAAAAGGAGACACCTTTTCGCTTGACAGGTGATTTTCGGAGGCGTATACGGGGGGTATGATGTCTTTTCGGCGTGGGCGGAAAGGGTCGCGGTTTGAGCGGAAGCCGGTTCCAGCCGGGCCGATCGAGGCCCGTGCCGGGGTGCATGAGTGGGTGTGGTCGAACGAGTGCGGGTTGGTGTGCGCCTGGTGCGGGGAGCCGGAGGCGATGGCGCTGTCGAAAGGCTGTCCGGCCGTGGCGATTCGGGACCGGGATCAACAGGTCTTTATCACCCGGTTATTGGAGCCTGAGCCGGAGCATTCCATTGTGGATGGTGTAGGGGTGGTGGACCTGGAGGGGGAGGCGGTGGAGTAGATGGGCCGGCCGATTACGAAACCGGATCGGGCGACGCCGGCGCAACGGGCGAAATGCAACGCCCTCGCCAAGGCCCGGTACGAAGTGTTCTCGGTCAAGAAGGCCAAGTCCGTCGCCAAAGAAAAGCTGGATTTAGCGGATAAGATCGAGCGCGGGGTCAAGGACTGTATTGACAAGATTCTGAGCGTCAAGGGCGGGATCAAGGGCTATCAGATCAAGGAACTGGTGGCGGTGGCGCGGGTTCTCCGGCGCGATGCGGAGGAGGTCTTGCTGAAGCCCAAAGGCGAGAGGATCCCGGACGATCTGGCGGACGCCGCGCGCAAGGCCGGGGTGCTGACCGGCCCATTTGGAGGCGCCAGTGGATCCAAACAGTCCCAATCCGCCTGAGATAGATATGTGCCAGGTCAACGTCCCGCTGCCCGAGGGCCAGACCGTCGTCAATTACGCCGTCGTGCTGCTCACCGATCAAGGTTTGATCCTCGTTCATGCCCCCAAAGATGAAACCGGCAACATCGATGGTCTCAATGCGGTGGATCTGCTCATCCAAGGTGCCGCCACCGTGACCAGTCAGATCAAGGTCAAGAAACAGAAAGAGAAGCAACGCATTGCAGTCGTGCCGGCCAACGGCCTTCCGAGGCTCGTCCATTGACGACCCGCACCGCTGAAGCCAAAGACCAAAAAGATGCTGCCTCCGGCTACGCCGGGCTGACCGGCGCAACGCTGGTGCCGGCCGCGGAATTGGGGACCGGCACGCCGGATGCCACGAAAGTCCTGCTCGGCAATCAAGTCTGGACGCTCCTCACGTCCATCGTTGCGGTCCTCACGGGTGGCAAGATCACCAAAGGACAGATCCTCAAGGAATACGAAGCAGACTTCACGACGTCGGCTCGAGCGCGCACCTTCACGGTCAGCGATAGCGATGCGGCCGCAGGGGACAAGATCGTGGCGTTTCATTCCGGCAACGCGGCGACCGGCCGGGATGCCAGCGAGAACGAGATGGACGCGCTGATCGTCCGCGCCGTCTGTTTGGTCAACGGCACGATCACGTTTTACGTGGATTCGCTGTTCGGCCCCGTTTTTGGGAAATACCGACTGCATTATTTCCTCGGGTAAGGAGATCACGGCATGGCACAAATTCTCGGTTTTGACGGCGCCACATTATTGAAAGTAGATAGCGGGTCAGGCGCAGGGCGGATCACGCATTACCGCTCCGATGGGATCGAATCGAATCTCTCGATGGACGGCGGATATTTCTTGGGCTTCGAGATCCGGCAGACCGGCACCGGCGCCGCACCCTTGACCGTCTGGGCGATGCGAAACGGCGGGACCAAAGTGGTCTATATTCGCCGGATCCGCGGTTACATGATCTTCGACGGCACGGCCGGGGCTGCGACGAAACGGCAGTACCAGTTTGCCAGATTCTCCACGGCGACGCCGACCGGAGGCACGTCCATTCTGGCGAATATCGTCAAGCGCAGGTCAGGAGATGCTTCCACGACGATCACGGATGTGCGCTTCGTGGACACCGGCCTAACGGTTGGTGGCGTGGTATTCGAGGCCGCGTTCCAGCAACTCGCCATTCCGATCTCCGTGACCAGCATGATTATCCCGTTCGATTTCCAATATAAGCAGGCCAACGATCCCCGCGGAGAATTTCAGTTGGCGATCAACGAGGGGGTGTGCATCCGGACCTTGACGGATGCCGCGACGGTGGGCCAGGGGATCTACGGGACGATTGAATGGGACGAGAAAACCTAACGACCTGTCCGCGCTGTGGCGGGTGTTGTGCGGTGGATTTTCAGATGGTGCATGATTTGGAAGAGCGTGATTTGCCGGTCGTGTTTCATGGGGTCGTGCCGACCTATTGCCTCAACTGCGGCTGGAGGAGTCAATGTTCCCATGTACCGCCTGCGGCGCTTGTTGCCGCATGACGATAAATGTACGAAACGGCTGAGTCGGTCGCGGAGCGCACGCTTCGCAGCTACAATGGCCGGCTCGAAGAATTGATCCTGGACACCGGATGGTTTCTCACACGCGACGAACACCGAGGCGACGAGATTCATCCCCTGCCGGCCGATCTGCCAGGCCTGCGGGCGTTGCTCCAGCTCTATCAGACCGAGCGGATGATCGTCTTGACGAAAGGCCGGCAGTTGAAAGTGTCGTGGGGAACGATGGCCTATCTTTTGGCGCAGGGCCTCATGCACGAACACGAACTGGAGATCGTGCAGACCAAGCGCGAGGAAGATGTGGAGAACCTACTGGAGCGGGCGCGCTTCATGTACGATCACTTCCCGACATGGCTCCAGGCGATCCGGCCGCGGATCTCCGGCACGCGGGAGCATCGGCTGAAGATCGAGTTTGCGGACCGCGATACGAAGATGTGGGGGATCCCGCAGGGCGCGGACGTCATTCGCTCCAATACGGTCACGCGGTATTTCAGCGACGAAACGGATTTCCAGCCGGACGCCAAAGCCTCCCTGCGCGCCGCCGCGCCGTCGTTGGGCGATACGGGGCAGGCGATATTTGTCAGTACGCCCGAGCTAGGTGGCCTGGTCGGGCAATTAATCAAGGGTGAATGGTGATTCCAGAGTATTGCGAGTGGTGCAGAGAAAAACGAATGTTGGCGAAATTCCAAGATCGAAATTTGCATGTGTGTCACCCTTGCCGTCGTGCTTGGATGAAGGGCTACGAGGAAGGGGCCGCACAAGCAGTCATGGGAGATTTATGCCAGGCGACGAAAAAGAGCTGACCTGCAAGGAGCAGTCGGAGCGCGATAAGTTTATCCGCAAGCAGCTCGAGCAGAATAAGAAGATTTTTAAGGTGGGTGGGTTTGTCGAGATCGAGGGCGCCTTGTTCATCGTCCACAAGATCACGAAGAAGGGCGAGATCCATCTACGCCGGTACACCGGCAAGATTGCGGTGTTGAGAGCCGATGCCACAGGTACGATGGTCAACGCGGTGAAAGCCTAATGGCGAAGATGGACTACCCCATATCGGTGACGCAAAAGCTCTGCATGCGATGTGGGGAGACAAAGCCGGCCTATCAATTCTGCCGCAATCGGCAGTCTAAAAGCGGCCTCCAGACCTATTGCAAGACGTGTCAGTTTGCCGAGCGCAACCCCAAACCGCCCCTGCCGACGATCCCCGCATCGAGCGTTCCGGCACTTGATTCGCTCGAGCAGTATCCGATGAGCGAAGTGCCGCCAGGCATCTTGAACGGCGTCAAGGTGCCGCGCCAAGTGCATTCGCCGTGCGCCGGCATGTGGACGTGGCGGAACAAGAAGAATTGGTGCGTGATCGCGCTACACCATTCTTCGGAGCCGGCAAAGATGGCCGGCACGCCAGCTGGCGACGCTTGGATCAAGCAAGAGAAGGCGAAGTGTTCCGAGCGCGATTGGTTGCGTGAGCATCAGTTGGACTTTACCATCCGGACTGGCGACCCGTTTTTCAGTAAGTTCAACCGGGCCGTCCATGTGCAGCCGTGCGAGTACGATCCGGACAAGCCACTGATTAGGGGATGGGACTTCGGACGTGCGCGGCCGGCCTGTGTGTGGGCGCAACTCTCCGACAAGAATCAACTCCGTATCCTCTCGTCGTATCTCGGCAAGGCAATCAATATCTTCGATTTCGCGCCGGTCATTGTCGCTATGACGAATGCCAAATACCCAGGCGCGAAGCTCACGGACTACGGGGATCCGTCCGGCGCGCAGGAAACCGACAAGGGCGCGACGACCGCGATCCTCCTTCATCAATTCAAGATCAAACTGCACTTCCGGTTCTCCTACGTTGAGGAAGGCTTGAAGCTCATGGAGCAACGGCTTCTCATGGATTCCTCCACCGGAGAGCCGGGCCTGATTATCAACTCGCAGGACAATCAGGATCTCATTGACGGCTTCGCGGGGGGCTATGTGCTGGATACCGGCGCGTCTGGCAAGGACAACGAGGGCCGAATGAAAAACTCTCCGAAGAAGGACGGCTTCTACGAGCATCTGATGGATGCCGCTCGCTACTTGCATATCGGGCTGTATTCGCTCATGCCGGCCGGATCCGAGGACGATGAGCCATGGAAGGGTATTGGGCTGTGGCGTAGCAACGACCAGCACGCGGCGCATAAGCGCGATCGGGATAACGTTGGAGAATTTTGTACATGAGAGAGCCGGCCTTCATCGCATTCATCTGGATCCTGAATCTCGGTCTGGCGATGGCTCTGTTCCTGTTCTGGAACGCAAACCGGGCCGCGGAGTTCATGTGGAGGTTCCATTGAAATTCTGGCCGTTCAAGTGCGCCTCTTGTGCCGAGAAGGAACGGCTGATCGAAACGCTGGCGCAGGATGTCCTGCACGCCAGGACAGAGGTAGAGGGAGCGCGTGTCCGGGAACAGTCGGCCGTCAATGCACTCCTCCAGTGGCAACTAAAGCCACAGATCCATACTCCCTCGAAGATGATGCGGACGGAAGCCGAACAAGCCCATAAGCAAGCCTTCGGGTTTTTCAAGGACGAGCTGGATGATGGTAAAGGCAACATTCTGGAGGCCGACCAGTTTCCGGAAGGTGAGCCGGTACGGACGATAAATTGACAATACAGGCATCTGTTGATACAAGTGCGCTAAAGGAGCGGTTAGCTCCACTGGTCGAAAAGTATCCGCGGTATTTTATGTTGGTGGCGAATTTCCTTGGGCGAGATCGCGCATGGGGCTATATCCAACTCAATCGTGGAGGTAAAGACGAAGTAGAGTGGGCTGAACACTATACGCACAGATAAGAGCAGGCCAAACCGGATAACGACAGGCTTGTTGGGGAGCGATCTCCCTGGCAAGCCTTTTGTATTTTATGGGCGAAACAGACAAATCAGACAAGGGCATTATCCAGATGGCGGACGATCATCACGATCGGACCCGCTATATGCGCTACGGCTTCGAGCGCGACTGGTACGCCAACCTCCTCTACCGGCAAGGGCATCAGTGGATCGTGTGGGATGGGATTGCGCGTCGGTTCCGCCAGAAGCAACTTAAATCCTGGGTGCCGACACCCGTTACCAATAAATTCGCCTCATCGCTCGATGCGCTGGTATCGCTGGTTCTCCGGGTGCAGCCGGAGATGATGTGGAAGCCGACCGATCCCAACGACGAGGAACAAAAGTCGCTAGCTGAAACCTACACGAAAGCAACGGAGCTGGCGAAAGAGCGCACGCTGTTCCGGTTCTGGCGCCATGAGGCCGCTCAGTGGATGGTCTACACCGGCAACGCCTTCCCGGTCACGTTCTACGATCCGAAAGGCGGATCAGACATGAGCGTGCCGTACCTCAAGTGTGACGTCTGCAATTACGAGGAGATGCCGACCGCGTTTGAGCAGGGCTGTCCTCAGTGTGAAGGGACCAATACCAGCTATGTGCTTGAGAACGGGATCCCGAAAGAGGAGAAGTTCAAGGGCGGCGAGCTGATTACGGAAGTCGGCACGCCGTTCGAGATGTTCTTCGATTTCACCGTGACGCGCTGGCAGTTTCTCCAGGAGATCCAACGGATCAAACATCGGCCGGTAGACTACTTCAAACGGTACGGACCTCGCGGGAAGAAAGTGCAGGCCGGCAGTCCATCCACCATCTCTGAGTTTTATGCCGGTACGCTGGCATATCTCTCGGGATCTCCAGGCATCGTATCCGGCGCAGCCTCGGCCGGGAAGAATCCCACGGCACCGGAGCATCTATACCTCCGCAAGCCCGACGACGATTTCCCCAACGGCCTCTACCTGATTTATTCCGGCGACACCATCCTCGAGAAAAGCGATCTGCCGTGCAAGGACGTCTACGGCAACTACATTCTGCCAGTCAACCATCTCTGCTTTGATCCTATCCCTGGTTGTGCGCTCGGGAAAACGGTCGGCAACGATCTGCGTCCGAAGCAAAAGCAGCGGAACGAGCTGGAGTCGCTGATCCAGTTGATTACGATGCGCTGTGCGAATCCGGTGTGGATTGTCCCCTACGGCACCGACGTCGAGGGATTCAGCGGAGAGCCTGGCGCCGTACTGAAGTCCATCCAGATCACGCCGAACGCCTCCGGGGAGCCGCGCCGGTTGGCAGGAGAGAACATTCCCTCCTCGCTCATCGAGTGGATGAAAAACATTGACGCCGACTTCGAGGAGATCACGTCCATCTACGACGTGCTGAAAGGGCAGACGCCTCCTGGGGTGACGGCCGGCTATGCGATCCAGCTCTTGACCGAGCGCGGACAGTCGCGGTGGGGTCCGTTGTTCCAGCGATGGGAGAACGGCCACACCGATTGGGGCATGGTCGTCACGTCGTATATCAAAAACTATATGCCGGCTGAACAGCTCCGGCTGATGCTCGGAGAGCATGGCGAATGGGATCTCGAGAAGTTTAAGAGCGATGATCCGATTCGCATGACCCTGACGGTCGAGGCAGGGTCCACGAAGCCGCAGTCCGCGCTGGCCGAACAAGCCCTGATTGATAGCGCGATCGAGAAGGGGCTGATAGATCCCACGGATCCGGCGAACAAGTCGCAGCTCTTACGTTCGATGGGTCTGAGCCGCTTCGACAATCAATCCGATTGGGACATGAAGGACGCCGCTCGAGAGGAAGAAGCCTTCCTACAGATCGCCGCGCAAGTGGATCTGTCGGCCGTCTATCAGAAGATGGCGTTTGCCGAGGAATCGGGTGACATTGAAGGGATCCAAACGTTGATCGCGGAAGTGAAGAAAACCGAGGAAGTGGCGATTCGCTTCCGTCCTCAGATTGACAACAACCTCATCCATCTCTGGAGCCACAAGCGGTTCGCCAAGACCGACAAGTTTCTCCAGATGCCGGCCGAGTGGCAAGCCGTCTGGATGCAACACGTCGAGGCCACGGCGCAGCGGATCATGCAGGAATCCATGATGGCCGCAGGGATGGGGCAGGAACCGGGCCAGCCGGAGCCGGCCGGTCCTCCGAAACAGAACGCCGGTCCGCCGAAGCCGGCACAACCCGGTCAGCCGTCGAATGTGGCCGCGTCCCCGCAAGGTGGACACGCGCCGAGTCCGTTGGCGATGCAACCCGCGATTCCCTGATGCACGAACAATCGCGGACACATAGAAATCCTTACGGGTCGTGGGTCAATTCTCCTGGCAACTCACCGCGATCACGGTTGCGTCCAAAATTTGCCTTCGAGAGAGATTTTTATGAAACGCCAGAAGGTGCTGGCAACGCGGCCGCGCTTCGCTCCACGTTGATCGAGGAACCGCATGATCGTCCGATGCCGGCCGTTCCTGAGTTTCGGCAGAATCCGTACGGTCCGGTCGAGGACTATCTTCGCACGGCCGCGCCGATGAATGAGCAAGAGAGCATGGGTGACTTCGATCCAGCACTATTAAATAACCCGATTGTACGAATGTTGCTTCTGCGGTCGCGTCAACAGAGGGTGAAGTGATGCCATATTCCTCAATGGCACAATCGAGGCTCATGCACGCGAAGCATCCTAAAATAGCCGCAAAATGGGATCGAGAGTATCCGGATCAAAAGAATCTGCCCGAGCGAGTCGGGCCGATCGTCCGACGTCTACAAGGTGGACGTCGAGGGAGCCACGCCCCGGCCCATTAAAGAGGGGTGCAATCTGACGCCGGCAGTATCCGGTGTGTGTTGGGCGGATGCCCACAAGGAGGCCGTATGACGATGCCAGCCGATTTACCGCCAAGTGATCCGAACGCCCCGCCAGTCGGGGATCCGCCAGAACCTCCGGTTCTTGGCGAGGGTGGTGAACCTGGAGATCCGGATGGTCAGCCGCCTGACCAGCGGACAGTTCCGGTAGCCGAGCTGATTAAGCAGCGGACGAAGTACCGCGGGAGAGAGAACTGGCTGAAAAGCCAGATCGAGGAAAAGGATCGGCAGATTGCACGGCTGCAAGGCCCCAAGCCTCCAGCCAAGCAGCTGCCGACTGCTCCTCCTAGCGGGGATCCGACGACCGATGCCTATACCAAACAGCTCATGTCGCGGTTGGGTCTGGATAAAGTGTTCGATCGCATGGAAAAGCTCGAGGAGAAGCTGGCGACAGTCGGTGAGATGGAGCAGCAATTTCCTCAAGTGAAGCGTGCAACCGAACTAGCGATGAATAATTACTTCACCGCCGTCCAGAACTACGCCGCGTCACAGCATGACCCGAAAACCATGCCAATCAGCCTGGATGGGTTCTTGAACATGGTGGCCGGGGGCATGACGCCGGAAATAACCGAAGCCATATACGAGGGCAACAATCAGCCGTATATGGAATTGGTGGCCTCCTGCAAAAAGCAATTCAAGTCGGGTGCGCCGGCTCCTCCAGCGAGTCCGAACGCACGCGATGCGGCAAAAGTCAAAAACCTCCCGAATGTTCCCGGTCCTGGTGGCACCCCTCCGGGGTCGCCGCCAGAAAAGCCGTTGACCGGCCGGCCCTTACACCATCGCGCCGCGGAGCGTTTCATGCAATCCGTATCGCGTGGCAAGGGTGGTGGCACGTCCTGATCGGACAGCGGGAGCGTAGTAAAAAGAAAGGGACTGTAGCCTTATGGGTCTGTTGACAGACACTCAATCAACTGCGGTTGGTGCGTTTAACGAAGTCCTGAAGATTGACTACGAAAAGGGCATCGTGGACGCGCTCAACAACGAGCAGTTGGTTCTGAACACGATGAAGCGTGACAGCGAATCGTGGACAGGACAAAGCGTGCAGTTTCCCGTTCGGCTTGGCCGGAATGCGTCGGCCGCGGCCACGTCGGAAGGGTACAAGGTTCATGCTCCGGGAAAACAGACCTACAAGGATTGGGTCATTCCCGCGAAGTATAACCACGGTCGGATTCGTCTGACCGCGCAGGTTATGAAGGCGTCGGAGAAAAGCAAGGGCGCCTTCGAGCGTGCATTGGGATCGGAAATTGACGGACTGGTGGAAGATCTCGCCAACTACCGCGGCCGCGTGATTTTCGGCTTCGGCAAAGGCGTCCTCTGCCTCGTCAACGGCGATCCTGGCACCGGCACGACAGTCACCGTGGACGCGCCGCATGGCGTGGCGGGGGTCGACAACGGTTCGCGCTTTATCCAGGTGGGTATGTACGTGGCCTTCATTGATCCGGCCACCGGAGCAATCCGGGCGGGTGGAGCGCGGACAGTGGCAACGGTGCCTGCGGCCGGAACCACGTTCACGATCTCAGCCGCGGCCGATGCAGCCGTGGCGGACAACGATTTCATCGTTGCCGCGATGGAATCCGGCACCACAGACGTCAACGAAACGACGTACGGCGGTGGTGGGACCAATGGATCCAACTGCGCGGAGCAGATGGGCCTGTTGGGACTGGTGGACGGCACCACGTTCGTCAGCACGTTGCACGGCATTGACCGTTCGACGTCGCCTGGCACGTATCTGCAATCCACAATCATCACGTCAGTCGGCGCGTTGTCGGCCGATGTGATTCAGCGTGGCATTGACGCGGCCTATCAGAAGGGCCGTGGACGTGTGAAGGCGCTGGTGTGCGAACATTCCGTTCGCCGGGCCTATCAGATCATGCTGGAGAACGATCGGCGCTACATGGCCGCGTCGCTCCTCCGGCCGGATGGTGGCACGGTGGCCGCGAAGCAGAAGGAGTTGGACTTCGGGGGCATTCCGTTGATTGCGGACAAGGACTGTCCGTACGGAACGATGTTTGGCCTCGATACCGACACCTTCACGCGGTATATCCTGACGGAAGGGGAGTGGGCCGATGAGAGCGGGTCCGTCCTGCGGTTCGTAGACGGATACGATGCCTATGAGGGCATCTACCGCGTGTTCGATAACTTCGCGTGCGAAGCGCCGAACAAAAACTTCGCACTCTTTGGAATCAGCTCGAACATCGTGGTCGTACACCTTAATTAAGGTGTACCACGGTTCACTTGAATTAACGAGTGAACAAACGGTGAGATGGTGTGGCGGTGGATGCCGCCACACCGTTCATCAGAGAAAAGGAGAAGTCACATGGCAGATCCATTTCGCGGAGTCACAATCGTCAATCGCCGGCTGGTGCCGTACGAGTCCATGTTCAACAGCATCCCGATCATCATTGGGCCGCTTGAGGAAGCGTCCTATCCTCCAGAAATTGCGATCGCGTTGGTCGAGGGCAGTGCGATGCGAATTGACGCAGCCAGTGGTGTTCCGCACACCTACGCGCTTGGGATCAAAGGAGATCCGTCATATCCATCAGACCCTATCGAGCAGATTATCACTGAAGGTGGGAGAAAGATTGACTTGGCGCAAGATCGTCCGCTGGAGGCGCTGGATCGTTCCGCGTTGCCTCCGCTCAGGCACTCTGAGCCAAAGGGTCTGACGAAGGATGGCGAAGTGGATCTCGGGATCGGCAAGAAAGAGGATCTGCCACCGGCAGACAGCATGAAGCCATTGTCGTTCGTTAATCCTGAGAAACGGACCGGGCCGCAGTACGGCGGGTCGGATCTGCACGGAGGCGGGTCGCGCACCATCTCCAGGCCGCACGAATAAGACAGCGCGAAGTTTTCGCTCGTAGCTAACAAGGAGAACTGTATGCGTCAAACATTTTCAGCATTAGCAGCCACGGCGCAGCTCGTTCGCACCGGGCGCACGTTACTCAGGAGTGTGCGGATCAGGCAAAAAACCGGCGCCGCGCCAGAGCTATATATCCAGTTCTTCAACAACGCCGCGCCGACTGTCGGCACGACGGCGCCGAACATGGTGATCCCGGTGCCGGCTGGTGCTGCTGGTGAGATCAAGCTGGACAATATTGATTTCCAAGGGATCTACGGGGGACGAGATTTCGGCACGGCCCTCTCGATCGCCTGTACTACAGTCCACGATGGCGCGGTCGCGCCGACTGCCGGTGATGAGCCGGTTGTGGACGTGGACTATAACGCAGTCGGGGCGTAAGGAGGGAGCATGGCAACTATCCCTTATACGATTGTGCCGGCGCTCGATGCGGCCGGTGCAGCGATGGCGGGTGTGTTCACGGTCACATGGACCGGACTGGCAAACGGCGATCAAGGTAAATGGCTCCGGATGCCGAACTACTCAGATCGGAGCATCCAAGTATGGGGACAAGCCGGTGGCACCCCGACGTGGAACATCGAGGGGTCCAACGAACAGACGGCCGCTGGTACGGATCCGGCGGATCCCGCGTTCCTGACCAACCCTGGCGGCACAACGCTCTCAGTGCGCACGACGGAGGAGATTCAGCAGATCCTCCAGAACACTCAATGGATCAGACCGACACTCACGGTCGGGGCCGGAACGTGCAACTTCACGCTCCTGGTCAATTCGATGGCACGGAGGTCGTAATATGTCGTCCGCAAGACAAATATTTTCAGGAGTAGAGCAGGTGGTCGCGCAATTTGACAGCCTGTTCAAGTTGCGCGACCTGTTGCGCGAGGCGGTGAATGCAGAGGGGATGGCCGAGCAAGCCGAGGAGCGGTGTGCAAAGGCCGACCGGGACTGCAAGCTCCTAGATGAGAAGTTGCAGTCAATGGCCTCATCCGCAAAGAGCCGGATGGACACGCTCGAGGCCGAGCATCAGGCCGCAGTCGTACAGATGGATGCGGCCTACGATCGTGCGGAAGCCAGCCGGCGCGCCGATCACGACGCCACGATGAAGGAGCGCAAGGCCCAGCTCGATGAAGTGGAACGATCGTTGGATTCTGAACGGGCGAAGCTCGAGGAAGTGACCCGTGATCGTCAGTTGGTGCAGAACGAGCTGTCGGAGTTGACGGCCAAACTGGAACGGCTCAAGCAAAGCGTAGCCGGCATCACGGCGTAAGGAGGCTCCGTCATGGGGAATCGTTACGTTGTCAAGCGCGTCAATTTTACGCCGGCCAACACGACCGACGACATTCTGACCATCCGATCCGCGGCCTCCCGACGCCTCCGCCTGATTTCCGTGGACGTCAACGGGCAAGGAGCCTCGTCGGCGCCGCAAGGGGTCACGATCTCGCGGGTCACGACGGTTGGCGTCACGCCGGGCGGGGTGATCGTGCCTGACAAGGGCGATCACAACGATCAGCCAGCGGCCGCTTTCACAACCGCAACGACATGGGTCACTCAGCCCGTGGTCAACACGAACGGTAAAACGCTGTCCTTTAATGCGCTGGGCGGGAAGGATCAGTGGACAGCCACGCAGTTTACGAAGGGGATGTTCGAGGCGCGCAACGCGGAAGAATTAAGCATCCGTCCGACTGCCGGCACGACGCCACAGCTTACGTCGCTCAGTGTGGTGTGCGAGGAAGATTAAGTGGGGGCGCAGGGAACGGCGGTTTTGGATTTCGGGGCGTTCCCAGGTTCAAGCGTCACGACGGTTGATGTCGTGGCTTCTGGGGTGATCTCCACGTCGGCGGTGGAAGCCTGGATTCGTCCGGTCGCGTCGGCAGACCATACGGCCGAGGATCACATGGTCGTGCCGATGCGCGTGGTGGGATCGTATCTATCGGATGGGAACATTCGCATCATGGGATTCAACACGAACGACGTGATGCCGCCAGAGGAAGTGCAGCCGGCTTCGCCTCGAGCGAGAGAATCTGGCACCTATCTGAGGCTCAAGAGCAAGCGCGACCGTCAGAATGCGCCGATGCTCGTTGGTCAATACAACGTCTGGTGGGTCTGGAACTAAGGAGCGACGATGGCAGGTATCCAAATCCAGGGCGCAGGCGGGACCGTTGTTGGGGCTGGTGCGGAAAGTTTTAAGGGTCTGCACGTCACCAACAAGCCACACGACTACGGGGCGCTCGGCCATTACCGGGCGATCCTGACGACTGGCACGATCGCGGCAGGCATGGCCGCGAATGGCGAACTGGTGCAGATGCGATGGGTGGATGCGACTCGATTCTGCGTCATCCAACAGGTCACGGTCCTAGAGTTTCGGAACATCACGACGGCCTTTGCAGTCGGCGTCTATCAGTTCAACGTCATCCGGTCTACCGTGTGGTCCGCAGATGGATCAGGCGGCGGTGCCATCTCTGTTGCCGACCCGCAACTCCAACTACGCGCCGCGACGATGGGCGCCTCACTGTTCTCCACGGGATTCCGGCTGGCGACCACGGCCGCCCTTGGCGCAGGCACAAAGACCTTGGACACCTTGGCGATGGGGGCGTGCTTTGGGAACGTCGGGTCCACCCCGGCGATTGCCGAGTATTTTATTCCGAAGGGCGGCGGCGCGTCTGGCACGGGCGGTCCCGGCGTGGATGTGATCGCCCCGGACGTGGGGAACGGCGAGCATCCGATTGTGCTGGCGCAAAATGAGGGAATTTCCATTCGTGGGACCGTGCCGGCCACCGGCACGTGGATCGCCTCGTTTCTTGTGAAGTGGTGTGAGGTCACGGCTTTTTGAGCTATGAAATACAGCGACGAGCAGAGGCATGAAATGAAGCGAAGGTATGAATCTGGACAGTCCACGCCGCAGATTTCAGAGGCAATGAATTGTCCCTTGCCTACGGTATGGTGGACGCTGCAACGGCTTGGCGTACAATGTCGTCCTACGAGCGACAGTCTGAGAGGACGAAAATTGTCCGTGGAACATATCCGAAAGGTAGTTGATTCACGCAAAGGGTACAGACATTCGGATGAATCTCGAAGGAAAATGTCAAGACTTGCCAAGCAACGAGGGCCTTACCATAACTGGTACGTTGACGGTCACGGAAAATTCAGAGACACATTGAGGAAGCAGGAGATGGACAGGTTGGAGTACCGGCTATGGAGAGAACATGTTTTTAAGCGCGACTTGTTTACGTGCCAAGAATGCGGACGGCGTGGCGGGATGCTTCATGCTGATCATATTGTTCCGTGGCGCGACGATAAGGAGTCTCGATACAAACTAAGTAACGGTCGTACGCTATGTGTCGAGTGTCACCAAAAGACTCCGACTTATGGTTTTAGATCAAGGCGATTGACTCAACTCACAGCGTTCTAACAAGGAGAAGCCCGTATGTCTGCCACAGGAAATTTTATCATCGCAGAAACACGGTCGGATATTGTCGAGGGGGAACTGCTCTACCTGACGAACTATCGGTATAAGTTTGCCGCGCCCAACGGCAACGCAGATGGCCTGGTGACGACGGCGGTAGTCGGGCTAACGGAGAGTACCTTCAACCTCTCGGTGCAGCAGAAAGTGGCGGATCGCGCCAATCTGGAGAGCGCCGAATCAGAGGGGTTTACGGTGAGTGATGTCTACGGAGGGAGGATCTAATGCCGCAATCTACAGCGAGAGTCTTTGCGCGGGTGATGGATTGGGCGGATCCGACCGGGACGCCGGCTGACGGGGCCGAACAGGTCCGGGTGGAATGGACGTTGCTCGAAGGCGGGAGGCAAAAAGGAAAGTTTATCGCCACGCTCACGCTCACGACCAAGAACCGGCTGGCGAACGATCTGACGGAGGCGCTGGTCGCGCATTTGAACGCGCAGTTCCCGTCCGCAGGCTTTCTCGACCGCGATGTGATTCTGTGGGGAGCGTAATGAATGTCGCTCCTGCTGGCGTTTCAGGCTCCTCCGGCTGCTGACGATCCGGAAACTCGATTCCGGTGCCTCGAGACGGAGGAAGATTTTGACGATGAGGATACCGCGCTTGCGATCTTCGATTTCGAGAGTGTGGCGGCGCCGATTCTGGCGATGCCGGAAGTCACCTATCTTGAGGATGGGGAGTGGAACGACGACTGGCCGACCGGCGAACAATTTATCGAAGCTCCTCCGGCCCCGGTTGTTGACGCTGGCATCTTCATCCCGACTTTCCGGCCGAGGAGAGGGCGATAGCGATGGCTGAGGAAGAAGTTTCCATTGATCGCCGTTCTTTCAAACTAAAGGGCCGCGATGCCTTTTACATGACGATTATTGCCATTATGGGGCTAGGCATCTTTTTATTGATGCGCTTCAGTCTCAGCCAGTGGGGGGAGCCGTTTAATATAGACAAGACGTTCACGGAGCATCGTTACGATATGACGACACAGCACACTGCGACCAACGAGGCTATTTCAGAATTAACGTATGTCATGTCGCTCACTGAAGATGAACGGAAGAAACTTCGACTTACGATGCCAGAATCATTAAAGAAGAAACAACTTCGGTAATGCCTGATCGCGTTAAGATTCACTTCGATACCGATGCCGTCAAGCCAGTTGTTCCAGACAAGCCGTGCGTCACGGTCTGCACGATGGACGGCAAGATCTTGGAGCGTGGCCGCAAGGTCCGGCTGACAGGGGAGTGGATCTTGAGACAATACAGAAACCCGGTCCCGTGCGGAGCCAGCGTGGTTCTGTATCCCGAAGGGGATAATTTCAGTTACCGAGTGGTGACGTAATGCCTGACCACACTCCTCCTTCGGGCGTCGTTGCCAGGCTCAAGCGGTTCGATCGCTTTCTGGATCTCCGCTGGTGCGGCGAGGTATGGGGCGTCTACCGCAAAGGCCAACGGATCGGGTCGGTTCGGCCGGATCTCTTGGGCGATGGGGGTGGGTTGATCGCCAAGCTCCATGCCTCTGATCTCCAGCGGCACTACGACAACTCCGGCACGAAAGCGGCCAACGAGTTCGATGAACACGATCGGCAAGAGAAACGGCAACGCCGTGAGAACCGCAAAAAAGAATTTGGCGCGATTGCGCGAGAAGGTTATGACCATATCGCTAGGCGCACCGGCCGACGCGTCAATAGCTCCGGAGTGCCGGAGACTGAGAAGCCTCGGGCCACGCCTGATTTCGTGGTTGGCCCGGCGTCGACGAGGAACTGGCCGTGACGGAAATGGTGATCCTCCGAATCGGCCGTGACGATGATGCCATGTCGCAAGGTGTCATGCTGCATCTCGGCGTGGCCTTTGCCGTGACGCTGGAGCTTCCAGACATGAACAACGAGCCAGAGAAATCCTGCATTCCGGCCGGAACCTATGTCTGCAAGCGGGTGCAGTCTCCAAAGTTTGGGGATACCTTTGAGATTACTGGCGTACCTGGTCGAACCAACATTCTCTTTCATAAGCTCAACGAAGTTCGGCAGACGCTCGGGTGTGTCGGTGTTGCGGAGAAGTTCGTTGGCAACGGTATCGGGGAAAGCATGGAAGGATTCAACGAGTTTATGGCGAAGCTCAAAGATCGTGACAGCTTCATGCTCTCCATCTTAGACGTGAACAAATACCTCCCCGTGACACAATGATCTATGGTGAGCAAGAGTGACGATTATGACTACTTATTTAGGAAATGGGCATTGACGTGTTTCAAGACTTCGACGGAATGCACGTACTCCTCGGATCGGTAGGTGCGATCATCGCCTTCTCGTTCTGGCGGATGCACAAGAATCCCAACGTGAAATTCAGCCTGTTCGATCTGGTTATGGAAAACGGTCGTGCGTCGAAGGTCGGCGTGGCCTTCATGCTCACGCTCGGCGTGACGACTTGGGCGATCATTGACCTAGAGATGAAGGGGAAACTGACCGAGGGATTGTTCGGCGCGTACTGCCTTGCCTGGGTCGCGCCGCTGACGGCCCGAGTGATCTTCGGCAAGACGGAACCGCTGAAGATCGAGCAGAACGGAAAGGCCACGAAATGAGCCTGTTGCTCGGCAACCCCTATGTCCTCGCCGGCCTCGTCGTCGCGTTGTTCATCTCGCACACCAGCGCCTACGTGAAGGGCCGCGTGGATGCCTCGCGCAGTTGCACGATCGAGAAGGCCGAGATGAAGGAAGCGTCACAGAAACAAAAAGACGCAGAAGCGAAGAAAGCCACTGACGCTTCGATGAAACTGGAGGCCGACAATGCAAAACTTCGGATCGAGTACCGCGCTCTGGCAAACCGGGTTCCAAAGATTGTGGACCGGCCTATCTATCGGAATGTGTGCCTCGATGCTGACGGCCTGCTGCTTGCCAACGCCGCCCTTGCCGGAACGAGCGTTGTTGCCCCCAAACCTGGTCCAGCCGTGTCCGGACCTCATGCTCCTTGAGGACGGCACCGGCGCGGCCGTGTTGCGTAAGCTGGTCGAAGTGTCCGAGCAGTACCATGCGTGTCAGAGCGGGAAGTCTGCGTTGATCGAAGCCGTAGGGAACAGATAATGAATCGTGGCGAGATCCGAAGCCTAGTGCGCGGGTATCTGAATGAACCGTTTGCGTCCTTCTGGACGGACGCTGAGCTGAACACCTATATCAACATCGCCATCCGGAAGGCGACGGACACGATCAAGAATCTCTCCCGGCATCACTTCACGACGAGGGCGACGTTCTCCACGACGGCAGGACAGGAATACTACCAACTGCCGGCGACGTGCAAGGACGTCAAGCTCATCACGGTTATCAACTCCGATGGGATTGAAGTGCCGGTCTACTTCGCCACTTGGCCGGATCCGTTCAAGACGACGGATAGCGCGCTTGGGCCGGGTTCGACGGCCGGGGATCTCGTCAACACGGTCTGGATTGTCGGTGGCTCCTTGCGGATGGTGCCGATCCCGCAGTCGGTGTTCACCATGCGGATCTACTTCGAGGCGCGGATCAATAACATGACGGCCGATGCCGATATTCCAACCTTCGATGAGGACTATCACGACATGGCCGGGAAGTGGGCCGCGATCGAGGCGCGAGCAAAGAACAAGGAAAGTTCGGCGGATCTCTTGGCCTTATGGCAAGTGCGGGAGCAAGACTGCATCCGTGATCTGTTTCATCGGGTTCCGGCGCCAGCGACACAGGTGATCGGCTATCTCCAGGATATTGCGGGGTCGTAAATGGGCCAGGATCTTGCCGCAGGACTGAGCAACTACCACACTACCGGCACGCCGGATACCGGCACGCCACAGTCTAATGGGCCAAGCGGATCCGATGGGGTGGCAGAGAACGTCAACGGCCTCTACATCGCGGTCCCGGCTCTCCAAACGCTCCTCGGTAACGCGCTCACACTGAAAGGATCCGTTGCGGATCTTGTCACGCGCCTGTCTCGAGCGATCTCGGCCGATGGGGTATTGCCGAAAGGCACGTCGTTCCCGGCCTCTCCGATTGACGGCCAGTTGTTTTATCGTACCGACCAGGATATTCCGTACGTCTATGATTCTGGATCCGGAACGTGGAAGCCAGGTTTCGATAACGTCCTCTATGCCCTGCTCGATGGCACGCGCAATTTTACAGGCGATGTGACGATCAAGAAGGCCGCGCCGGGTGTGCGGTTGATAGGGACAGAGGGGAGCGCAAAGGACGTCCTGATTCGTGAAAGTGCCGGCGTAGTCACGATCTCGAAGAATACCGGCACAGAGCTTTCACCAGTCTGGACAGAAATGTTCCGTGTAGAGATGGCGGTTGGATTCTACACGCCGAAAACGCGAGTCGTCTATACGGCCAATGACAACTTCACGGTGCCTGCTGGTGTAACGTCTATCCGTGTCAAAGTATACGGAGCGAGTGGAGGAGGAGGAGGAGGCGGCGGTGGTGGTGGGAACACTTCTGGATTTGGCTTCAAAGGCGGCGATGGCGGTATTGGACAACGCGGTGTTCGCGGAGGGTACGGAGAAGATGTTTTTGTTGTTACGCCTGGAACGATTTATGCGGTCACAGTTGGAACGTCCTCTGGTGGTGGTGGTGGAGCCGGTGGAGGCGGCACCGGAGGAACTGGTACAACTGGTGGAACTGGTGGTACGTCTAGTCTAGGGGCATTGATTTCTGCAACTGGTGGCGGCGGGGGGGGCGGCGGGGGCGGAGGAACGGAAGCGACTGCATGTGCTAATGGAAGTCCTGGGAGTGCGCAAGAAAATAGATTTGAAGATTTAACATTAACTCTAGGAACGTCCTCTGCATCTATCAACTTGAAGGGGGGAGCAATCGAACCCGGAGGCAATGGTGGAGCTGGAGGAGCCGGGAAGCCTTCAGGTCAAACCGGCTCTGGCGCGGCTGGTTCTGCTGGTGCGAATGGAGAATCTGGCATGGTGATCGTGGAATACTGATGCGCCAGTTTGCTCAAATACAAGACGGAAAGGCGCATTGGGTATTTTCATCCGAGAAAGACCCTGTGTTTGCACCGTACATAAAGATAATCGAAATTACTGATTTGCAAGTTCAGCCGAAAGAGGGGTGGTTGTACGATGAGCAGAATGGAGTATTTGTGGAGCCACCAACGCCTCAGACGGTCGCCTTGAAACGTCTTACGTTCAAGAATGCTCCTATAGAGACAGGACTTGAGGCGTTCATTTACGTTTTCGATGAAATGAACGATGAGGTTCCAATCCACCAGCATTCCGTAGATCATTGGGTGTATATTCTGTCCGGATCAGTTGAAATCATAGATGCAGGAATAAAATCACAGCATTCGTCAGGTGAGATGGTATTTTTAAAGCGCGGCCAAGATCATTCAGTCACAGGGAAAGTCCAAAACACAAAAATCGTGACGATGTTCTTTGGGAACTGATGCCAACGACTCAAGACAATATGCTCTCTCGCCCTGTCCAGATCACCGGGGGGATCCATCGTGAACTGTCACAGTGGACGCCTGCTGGTGGTTTGTTTACCTGCAAAGGGATGCACGGCTATCAGCTCGACAAGTTGATGAAATGGAGCGGATCGGAACTATTCAACACGACGCAGTTTGGATCAGGGTTGCGCGTCAACGGATTGTTCCAAGCCACACTCGGCACCAACACGTTTTTCTTTGCGATGGTCGGTGGCATCATCTACCGCGTGGATTATCTCGGTGGCGGGTTCGCACAGCTCAAGACCGGCGAAGTGCCAGCCTACTATGATGCAAAGGTTTTAGGGTCGCTGTTGTTCTTGGCTTCCGGCAACAATCCGAACCGCAAGATTGACGGATCGCTGAACGTCCAGAACGTCGGGATCGCCGCGCCGACAGCGGTGCCGGTGATTGCCGATGGCGGGGCCGGTGCCTTGACCGGCACGGCCTACAGTCACAAATACACGTTCAGAAACTCCGTGACCGGGCAAGAGTCGAATCCGTCCCCAGTCTCGAACAGCCTGAACATCACGAATAGGCAGATCACGGTCAGCGGCCTGAATGATTCGACGGATCCGCAAGTTGACCGGAAGGTGATCTATCGCTGCACGTCTACGAATCAGGGCCAGTGGTTTCGCGTGGCGGAAATAATCGCGGCGCAATCAACCTATCTCGATAACGTTTCTGACGGAAATCTTGGAGAACAAGTCCTCGAGGATAACGGGGTGCCTCCGCAGTCGAAGTATCTGGAGGTCTACAACGGCATGATCGTCTACGCGGGGCTGGCCGCACCGGATCAAAGCAAGGTGCTGCTCTCCGGCGTGCTTCGTCCGGAAGCGGTGGACGAGGAGAACGACTACGACCTGGATCCTGAAGAAGCCGACATTATCACGGGCGTCAAGAAATTCGGTGGGGCGATCGCGGCCTATAAACGCAAGGGACTGTTCCTTGGATCAGGCGAGTCACCGGATCAAATGACGTTCATCCGCACGCGAGTCACGGAAGGCGCGCTCGGCAATCGCGGGATCGTGGCCTACAAATCATCCCATCTCTATCTGAGTGAACGTGGCCCTCATGCGTTCTCCGGCCTCATGGAAGAATATATCGGCCGGGCAATCGAGGAGATCTACAAGACGCTGGATCTGACGTCGTTAATGAATGCCAGTGGAGTCTACTATAACCGGTTCGGATTCATCATCTGGAACGTCAAGTCTGTCGGCGCCGGCGATTACGATAGCTGGTTGATCTTCAATGTGGACACAAAGGAATGGTACACCCGCCCGTACAATTCCTCCATCGTCACGTCGTACCTGGACGCCTTCGGGCAACAAAAACTATGGTTGGGTGGCACGACCGGCTATCTGTTCACCGGGGATATCGGCAACGCCGACAATGGTACTAATATCGCCGTCGAAGTCGTCACGCGGCCGATCGCACTCAAATACAAGGCCCAAGGCATACCCGATCTGGACCAGCTCTATTGCTTCCGGCACGTCGAGTTTCACTACGCTCCGAACGGAGGAACGTCCCCGATCACGGTCAGCTATTGCATGGACACACCGGACGGCCCGTACCTGCCGATGGTCAACAAGGACACCGGGGTCAGCACGTTCATCCCTGGCACCGGCAATAGGGTGCGCTTTGATCTCGCCGGCTACGGCCGCGTGCTGTTCGTGAAGTTCACCCTAAGCAGCCAGGAGTATTTCGAGTTGTTGGGGATGCAGGCGGAAGGCATCGAATTGGGGCGGCGATGAGTAAACCGACCTTGCGAAAAGACTTCTTTGTGCAGCCGGATTGGACGGAGGATCAAGCGCGTGCGCTCAACGATTTTCTGGATCGTGTCACGGCCGCGATGCCGTGCGTGCGGACCGGCGGCTATATCGGCACCGGACGCGAGAACGAGATTGAGCTGGTGGATATGCCTGGCGCGCCATTGCTGGTCATGCTCCAAGCGGATACGGGCGGGGCGATCTATACCGCGCTGGTGCCGTACTTGAGTGGGGAAATCACGCTCTGGAGTCGCAAGAGCTTTACGTTGGCCGCGGCCGCAGCGCACAATGCCGCGAACACGTCGTATCGGTATCTGAGCGTGGCGTAGGAGTGATTATGAATGAACCGACCGTACAGTTATCATTGGTTTCAAATGTATTTATCAAACAACTGGACTTCAAGAAGAAGGATGATTTCGTGGTGTCCCATCAGCATTCCTTCGATCATCAGACTCTCTTGGCGCGTGGTCGCTTACGGGTGTTCGTGGACGAAGATCATGTCAAGGAATTTACGGCGCCGGCGATCATCGTGATCCGCTCTGGGCAGAATCATGTCATGCACGCACTCGAAGATAACACGGTGGCCTACTGCGTCCATGCCGTTCGCAACGGTGAGCGGGTCGAAGATATTGTGGATCCTGCGCATGAAGTTGTGGCCGACGAATCGGCTTTTGTAAGGAAGGGGTAAGACCATGCCGATAATAGCAGCCGGAGCAATCGCTGGTGCGGGGGCACTCGGTGCTGGTGCCTTTGGGTTCATGGGGGCCAGCAAGCAAGCGAAGGCGGCCGAACGAGCCGCGCGGATGTATATTGACTATCTGCAAGGCCAGCGCGATACGTTCCTTAGACAGCCGGAAGTCGGGCCGATCCGTTCCAAGTTGGCGGCATACTCTCGCGGCGAATTGCCTGACTATCTGAGCAATCAGATCCAAGAGGACTACGGGAAGTCGCTGGCCGATATGACGCGCTTGATCCCGAAAGCTGGTGTGCAGCCTGGCGGTGGGTACACGCCTGGCCGTCGTGAGCGCACGGCGCGTCTGCTCGGTGAGAATATCGCCGCGAACAAGGCGAATACGATGCGTGCCGCGAAGCAAGAAGGGGAACGCTTTGCGATCTCCTCGTTGCCGACATGGATGCCAGGTACACCGTCCACGCCGATTGCTGATCCAGGCACGTTTATGACGTCGGCTGGCGGGAATCAGCCAAATATCTTCTCGTTCTTGGGGCCGACTGTGGGACAGGCCGGGCAGTACGGTGGATTGGCGGTTGCTGGTGGACCGATCCTCGATAGGCTGTATGGGAACCGCAACCCGCTTGCGGCCGCGACGATGGATATTCCGCAACTTGATACCATGACGCCGATGAGCCTAATGAGCGGTACGTCACCCTACTACTCACGCTTCGCGTCGTCGTTCAGGTAACGTATGGCTGACGATCCGATCCTCAAAAAACTCAAAGAGGGCAGAGCCAAACGCTCGGCCCTACGTGGTGGACGTTCGATGCGCGGACCGTCACAGCGGCCGTTTACTCCGCGTGGCGGACGTCCAAGCAAGACACCGATGCCGAGAACAGGCGGAGGTCTTGGAATCCAGCCGCGTTCAGCCTTCTGGATTGGTCGTGCGCTCATGCGTGACATGGAGCGCGAGGAAAGCATGATGGCCGGGCAGCAAGGCCGGCAGCTATTGGAAACCGGACGGATGAACGAGTTTGGGAGAATCAGCCAAACGTACGATGCCGCGATCAAACAAATAGACGATCTACTTATGGAGGACGTACCATGAATCCACAAATGATGAATCCGATCATTCGCCGGCTCTTGGCGATGAAAATGATGCAGGGTGGCGGGGTCGGTGGTCCGGGGATGCTGGATCCCGGCATGGATCCTGGTATGTCGCGGATGCCGCCGATGGGCGGTCCTGGCGGGACAGGCCCGGATATGGACATGGACTTCCCGCAGGGCGATGCCGACTACGAGGCGCAGGAAGCGCGCTTGGCGCGGCCGCAGCTCGTTCACTCCATGCCGGAGATGGCGAAGCAATACGGTGGCAACCCGCCTCCCGAGGCGCGAGAAATGACCGGCATGATGGAACGGGCGCCGCAAGGTCCGATTAAGGAGCGTCTGCACGCCGATCAGCATGGCATGATGCGCCGGCACAAGAGCGCGGATCTGAGCATCCAGCGCATGACGTTGGCGCAGAAGAAGGCACAGCTCATGGAACGGATTCGGATGCTGAAGGAAACCGGCCGGACCGATGAGTTGCAACGGATCCTCGGTGTGTTGCAGAAGCAAGGGATCACGCTGGATCAGATGCTTGGTGATGAACCGCAACAGTAACCCTTATGGCGAAGCGGATCCTGACGCCAGAGGAAGAATTTGATCTCGCCCATCGCGCCTACGAAGCGGAACGGCTTAAGCGTGCGATGGGTGGCGAGATCCCCCCACTGCCAGTCACACCTGAATGGCAAAAATCCACCAGCGCGCTCTTTGGCGACTGGCTGACCAGCCGGCCAGGAGCGATCTACGACACCCTCAAGGAAGGGGCGAAATACTGGACGTCCAGCCCCTACCGTGCGCTCGAGTTTCCAGCAGAATTACTCAGCCATGTAGCCGTTCCAGCCACTCGCGGAGGCGAGGTCATTGACGAATTGATCGGGACTCCGGAAGGGACCGGCTATCAAACGCTTGGTGAGGCAGGCCGGAAGATCGGCGGGAAGCTCCACGAAAAGGCGGTCAAGTACGGCACAAAAGCCGGTGGCTACGAACCGTCAACCGCGCTGGCGCTGGCCGGATCGCTGAAATGGCCATGGCCTGGTCCAAAGCCGGTCGGCACGGCCGAGAAGTTCATTCCGACCCTCAAAGAAGCCACCCCGCTCATCCGTGAAACGGCCAAAGGTGGTGCGGCCGGGACCGGCTATGGGGTGTTGGCGGATCCCGAGAATGCCGGCGAGTGGGGGGCATTTGGAGCGGCCGGACAACCGATTGTCGGGCGTTTGGCCGCTGGCAGACTGGCCGCGTCCACCGTGCGGAAACCTCCAGAATCGGCCTCTGGCACGGTCATCCCTGAGATCTGGCCCACTGAGCCTCCTCCGAAGCCGCCAGCCCCACAGCACCGAGAAGTGCCTCTCCAGGCACCCTCAGAACGGCCACTGGAGCCTGAACCGACCCTTTTTGAGCGTCCAGAGGCGCCGGCCGAACCACCCACAGCCAGCACCGAAGATCTTGTCCGGGAAGTGTTGCAAGAAAGCCACACTCCAGAGCTTCCTCCAATGCCGGCCGGAGAGGGGTTTCCAGCCGCAGAACAGCCGATTGCCCCTCATCGGGTTTACGGTCAGTCATTGCTGAATTTCATCCGGAGCAAGGGTGGGATTGCCGGCGATCGAGGCGACGTCCGGGGCATGGAAATCCCGAACCTGCTCAACAACAAGCGGGGGCTTCCGCTGGATACCATCGCAGAGTTGGCCCAGGAAGCCGGGTATATTCCTGAGCGGAACATAAACCAGCTCCTCGAGGCAATTGACCGTGAGGCACGCGGGAAGGCCGTCTACGCGCCAGGCAAGGAGAATGCGCGCTTGCTCGAGCAACAGATGGAACAGGACTATGCGCGCTACCTGCGGGACCGGCCGGCTGAACCGATGTCTCCAGAAGAACCGGCCATGACAACGGCCGAGCTTGTGCAGCAGATCATTGCCAAACTGGACGAGGAACCGGTGCGCGGATTGTCCATGCGCGATCGGTTGCCGGATGATGTGGTGGACGTCCAGGAAATCACACGTGGCGCCCCAACGGTCGAGGAGATTCATTCCCTGGCGCAATCGAAGGGGATCCGCACCGACAACGATCCGGTCTTTATGGATCTGACGGAACGCCTGACCGGGAAGCGGCACTTGGACGACCTGACCGCCGATGAGCGCGTGCGTGTGCTGAACGAGATCGAAGCCACTTCGCCACAACCCATGCCCGGAGAACTTTTCCCCGGATCCGAAACGATGGAAGTGGGGGCCGCACCGATCATCGGCCGAGAGGCGACGCTGGAGGAAGCCCCGTTGTTCTCTAGGCAGGCGCAGACGCCGGAGCCGGAGCAAGTGCCGTTGGCTCAAGCTCCAGATGAGCGCGTAACTAAATTTATGGAGCTGGCAAACTTACAACGTGGAGAACCTGAGTCCGCCATGCTTCGAGTCCAAAAAGCGATGAGCGGTGGCGTCCTCAGTCATACAGCCGAACACGTTGGCGACCTGACGAATCGCATGACGAATCTGGCGAAGTGGGGAGGATCTGGATGGGAGAATGTTCGTGAAAAGCTGGACAAGACTATCAAAACGCTTGACCATCCATACGGGTTTGCAAGGGAACACGCCGAAAATATAAAAAACAATGCGGAGTATTTCAATGTTCCCGTTGAGCAATTTGAAGCTAGAGTGGATGCAGCCCTAAAGGAATACGCTGACGCGCATCGTGCGCTTCCTGTCTACAATGAAGTGCAGCGTCTTGCGCGTGACGCGGCCGTAGCGGTTGGAGAGAAACGATGGGAAGATGCCTCAGATCTTCTCCATACACTCAGCGATAAAGCAAAAACTCCTGAACAATTCGCACGCGAAGCAGAGAAGTTTGAAACTTCCGTTGCGCCGAAGGCTGGACTTCCCGACGAATCTCCCATGTCCGAGGCCGGCCAGGTGCAGCGCGAAGTGTCGCACGAAACCAACGAGAACCGTTCGTTGCTGGAGCGGATCACGGAGGATCTGAACGACGAGGGAGGCGGTATCCATATCGGCACGATGGGGCCGCTGGAGAAAACCGTGCTGACGCCGCGCCGGATTGCCGAACGGCATCCAGAGTTCAAGCCGGTCTACGAGCTGGCGTCCCAACGCTCGGAGTTCTCCCATGCGATGAGCAGCGACCTGCACGAAATCGGGGCCGACTACTTCCGCCTGCCGGAAGCCGACCGGAAGATCCTCGATGCGTTCCTTCGCACGCGCCGGCGCATGGGAACGGAAGGGCCGCAAGGCACGATGTTCCCGAAAGAGATGGGTGAGTTGCCGGAGCGGTTGAAGCCGGCAAAGCAGGCGATGGACCGGATGATGGATTCTGCTTGGCAGCTCATCAACGACGTCCGGGGAACGAAAGGCATGGCGCCGATCGAGCGCGATGAATACTACGTGCCGTTCTCGAGATCCGGGGATTATCTCGTCGTGGCGAAAGGCCAGAACGTGCCGAAGTGGGTCACAGCGGCCAAGACCTTCCGGGAGGCGAAGCAGATTGCAAAGGATCTGCAAGCCAAGCATCCGACTGCCCAAGTGGACGTCAAGAGCGCCAGTCACCGCAAGGGCGATCTGCCGGCATTGGATTTCGGCACGCTCCACCAGCTTGAGAAAGCTGGCTTCCTCTCGCCGGAGGATCTGGCGCGTGCGATCGAGGAATTTGATCTGCCCCCTGGCTTCTCCGAACACTTCCGCAAGGCCGAGCTGGTTTTGGGCGAGGCGACGGATCTCCTGGATCCCATCGAACGCTATCTGCACGGCATCTCCGCCTACGCCGGCCGGTTCCTGTACGACGAGCGCATGAACGAAGCGGCCTCGAAGATTCTGGATCCAGAATTGCGGCCCTACAGCGACCGCTATATCAAATACCTCAACGAGAAGCCGCGGGAGTTCGGCCGGATCCGCGGGGCGGTGGCGACGTGGGATCTCATGCTCAATTTTGGCAGCATCATGCAGAACGCTTCTCAGGTGCCGTTGCTTGGCGTGCCGATGCTGGAATCGCTCGGCCACTCGAAGATTGACGCGGTGAAGTTCATCGAAACTGGCTTCCAGCGCAATCTGAGCAAGGACAAGCCGGTGACGATCGGAGACTTCACCTACACGCCGGCCGACGTGCTGGAGCGCGCACAGCGGGAAGGGCATATCCGGCCGGTGAACGCGGAGGAATTGTTCGGTACGATTGGCGTAGAGCCGTTGGGGGTGGAGTTGGGAGATCCGACGCTCTACAAGACGTTGCCCTCTCAAGCCTACAATGCGATCGAACAGCCGCTCTACGCGGTCACCGGCGCGCTCGAGAAGGGCTACGATCGGCTGTCCCATGCGAATCGTGCGCTCGGCCAGAAGCTCAGTTACGCCTTCAGCCGACTGACCGGCAAGACGACGGAGATTGCGGCCGACAAAGCGCGAGTGGCGCATGGCGCCGGAATGCAGGGCTTCGCTTGGATCGAGGAGAACAACCGGGCCGCGTCTATTCTCGGATCCTTCGAGGCCGGACTATCGAAAGGGATGGATCCCGGGCTGGCCTATACCTTCGCCACGCAGTTCTCCCGCGACGTGAATTTCGACTACTCGCCGGTTTCGCGCGCACCGGCCTTCCGTGGGATCGGCGCGCCGCTCGGTCTGTTTATGACGTTCCAGACGGAGTATATGTCCACGTTGAGCAAGCTGGCGAAACAACAGCTCAAGGCGGAAGGCATCACCGGGAAGGCATTGGGGCCGGCCTCTACCGCGCTGGTGGCCTTCTGGACGCTCGGTGGGATCAAGGGTCTGCCCGGCATGGAGGATCTGGACCTGTACGGACTCGGCGGTACGCTCTCGAGGAATCTGCCGGATCTGCTCTGGCAAGGGCCGGCCAGCACGATCACCGGACTGGACGTGGCGAGTAAGTTCAAGCTCGGGCCGCGCCTGCCGATAGATCCGCTGCACGGCGAATTGGATCTCTCGCAGTTGGCGATCGCGGATCCATTCTTCAAGGCGATGAAAGCCAGCCAGTGGTATGCGGATAGTCCGAAAGATCCGCCGTCCACGCAACGGCTGGTCGAGCGGATCCTGCCTCCGGCCGCACGCAACCTGTTTGAAGCCGGCCGATGGGCTGGCCTAGGACCGCTCGGGGAGCTGGAGCAGGGGGCAGTCGGCACGATTCGTGGCCATACACCGGGGCCGACCGATGAAGGCAAAAAAGAGTTCTTCCATCCGTCCGCAAAAGATATTGCCGGCAAAGCTCTCACGTTCACGCCGCTGGAGCTGTCGAAGCGGTATCAACGCGGCCGGCTGGAGAAGATCGAGGGCGTGAAGCATCGGGCCGAACAGACCCGCGCCGTCATGGAGGCCGCGAATCATCTGGATCGCAACGGGCCGAATGTTCCAAACGAAGCTCTCCGGAAACTCTCGCCACAGACACGCGCCGCACTCCTCAAGGCGCACGGAAAGAAAATGGCCGGCCGGGAGAAGGCCAGCACCTACCAACTGTTCCGAGAGAGCCAGGAGCCGAAAGCCAAACAAGCTGCCGGGCAGAAGTAATGCCGACTCGCTTCAAGTGCTGCAAGAATATCGTGCTTGCGTGTGAGCGATGCAATTTAAGAAAAGGGAATAAGCTTCCCGAAGAATGGAGAGGGCCAAAACTTCTCTATGCCTGTAATTAGATTTAAGTGGGGCGTAGGTACTAAGTGGGGAGTAGGTTGGAAGTACGGTTATGGGATAGCCGATCCAGGTTTCACCTGCGGTACAGTTCAACGCTATCAGATCGAGGAAGGCGCGGTCGTTGCGTTCGTCCAGGGCGGACCAGGCCTCATCTCCATAGACAATCGCGGCGATCTCACAGTCCTCTACGACGTTGGCGGATCCCTCTCGAATCAAGTCTTTTATCTCCAGGCTCCGAACGGAACGTGGTGGCAAGTCACGGCCAACGGAACGACTGGCGCTTTGACGTGGACCGATGGGATCCAGGGCGCACCGGTAGGCTTGCAGGTGCCGTCCCCGGACGGCCGGCTGTGGAATTTCTCGATGAGCAACGGTGGGGATCTGTCGTGGAGTGACGGCGATGCCGTCTACACGATCGAGTCGAGTGCTATGCCGACCTATACGGATGATCCCAAATGCTGACGCCTACCCCTCTCCCCCTGTGCGTGGCGGCTGGAGGGCGGCTTGCTTCTCGTTTATAAACTTCACAATTCTATCAACCTTTCTGGCTCCTGCTTCGCTGACGCCGAGCGCATGGTCAAAATCATCGCGCACTGTTAAGCAGAAGTTCAGAACGTCAGTGATCGCCTCCCGCATCCGCTCTAGGTCGGCTTCGGCCTGTTCACGTTGAGATTTTAATTCTTCGATTGTCACAATACAGGTGCATTCCTGTGGCGGACGTACCTTGCACGTTCCAGGTGGACATAGCCTGACTAGTCCATGCTCCAATTCCTTGACTCGCGCCTCGGCTGCAGCAAGCCGCTTTTCAAGCGGGTGATCAAGCATCGCGTCTATGCGTTTAGCAAACCGTTCCCGCTCCGCCTCGGCGTGGGCGAGGGAGGCTTGGACAAATGAGGCCACTTTATAAGATCGAGAATAGGGCATGGGAACGTAGCTTCTCTATGTGAGTGTCCCAAAGCATTACTGCACACTTTCTTAGCCATTTCAATAAGCTGGTTATCCATCACGCGCCTCCTTCGGATAGCCGTGCTTCTTGTCCCACTCTCTATTCAAAGCTGCTTCAAATTTATCAAAGCAAGAGGCGCACACAAAGAAGTCAAAACCTTCCTGCGTCTCACCGAAGTTTTTACAACCTTTACAAGCGCACTTTTGAGGTTCACTCATGCGACTCCTTCGGCTGGCAGGCGGTCATGTACCTCCCCCACTGGTCTGCCATAGCTTCTGCTATTCCAGGAAATGTTTTATCCCGCTTGCGCGTCCTGTTCGAGTACCATTTTGGAAACTTCTTGCCGCCATGAATGACAAACTCACCCTTACCAACAATCTGAGTGGGTATGAGTTCCGGCAGATTTTTAAGCCATAGGCAAGTTGTCTTTTGGTAGCTGTCCCCAAACTGCCATGGCTGGATGATTTGGTCTGGTTTGCGAATACGCGTACTGATTATCCCCACAGGATTTTCCAGTGCGATATATTCAATTGGGGCATCCATTATTTGCTGAATAAAAAACAACGCGCTTTTTTGCAAGTCGGCTTTTCGATGAAAATGCTTTGCCCCACTTGAAGCAAGATGAGTGCATGGCGGAAAAGCAATCATTAAATCCCATATTCCAAGATCATATATATATTGAACGTCCTCTTGGATATGCTGCCCAGGCCGTTCAGTCGGCAGCAGGTCGCAACTCCATGCGTCATGCCCCTTGGCGGCAAACGCATCACGGACAATGCCGCTGAACTCACAGGCGATCAGCACCTTCATCTCCTCACCCCTTGTAGGCGTGGACGGTCATTTATTACTCTCTACTTCTTCCTTGTGTCGTAGACACGCGAAGGTATAAACACCCTTCTTCGTCTTGACCATCGGGCAGTGCGGTAATCGGCAAATTTTACACGGACCCGGCATTACTCCCCTTCCTTCGGCTGGCAGGCGGTCATGGGTTCGCCTTTGCTGGAAGTTTTGGGCCGCTGATTCGCTTGCCATGACGGTCAATCGTGGTGGCTTCGTCGAACGGAACCAGTCGAGCAACCGGCTTGCCCTGACTGGTAATGATATACGATTCTCCATCGTGCTTTATGCGGAACATTAAGAATCCCGTTCGCTTGCGTAAATCCATCAACGTGATTGTTACCTCACTCATGGCTTCTCCTCACACCCAAGCAGGCGGTAAGGGTCGTCGCCTTGCGTTTAACTATGCGAACTTCAACCAATCGAGGGCGCGGCTCATTCACAGAATTGTACGGGTCGCTTGCCAACATTACTTTCTTACCGTGCCGATGAAACAATTTCCAAAACACAACAGGAGCCTTCGACTTACCGCCCCACACATCAATGTTCTCCTTCTTCCCAATGACGCTGTATCCTAACAATAGGCGGTAGAGTTCATGGATAAGTTTCTCGAATGTTTTGGCCTGAGCCGCAATATCGTATTCCAGACATTGGGCAACCCACCAGCCGTTTTCCTCGAACGCGATAGCCCGTATCGTTCTACACATCATAAAAGCCTACTTCGTTACCCCAAGCATCCCACCCAGCTACGCGCTGACGAGCAAACAATTCAATGCGCGGAACATCCCCGCATAAAGAAACAATCCGTTCCATTACCTCGTTCGGTTTTCGGCTGTGTGTCGTTCGCACCGCCTCTACAAGTTGCTTGACGTTACGAGACTTTTTTAGTTGAAGAGACCTGCCACGCACGCCAAGTAAAACCGGCTCAACGCTTTTCATTGTCCATACCCCAACATTGAAGCACGGACTTCCACTGGCATATCGCTTGACCCAATAAAAAGCGACCGTACAGTACCGAAATCCCCACGCGTCTAAGACTTTCAATGCCGATGGGATATGTGAGTCTACCGTCCACAGAAAGCAGCATGATGTCTCATTAGATATGCTCGCAACTGGTAACGCGCATATGTCCTTGATGTTCATAAGTTGGTACTGCTGATTCACCAGTCGGCGCGGCCTACCGCCATCTTGCACTTGTCCGGCCCCATCAAACGGCCAAGGCGGATCGGCATAGATAACGCTGTATTTCTTGTCAGGCAGATTCACTTCCTCACCCAATAGCAGGCGGGGCCGGTCATAGGGTGGGCTGTGCTTTTCGCTGACACTTCATCGCCAATCGCTCCCAATTTACTAACCAAAAGAACACCGCACAGACCAGCCAAAAGCGTTGCCTGAATGTTTGCGTTTTAATGTCCAGTAGGTCGCGCATCTATTCACTCCTTCGGCTCCCGCACCGAGCCTGCCCCATAGCCGCCATGTTTTAGGGCTTTAACTAAAGATTGATAACGCACGGGCGATGGATTTAACCGCAAGGGTTCGCTGTTCAGGCCGTATTCCACCATCAAGTTCGCTTCGTTGGCTATTCGTTCTAATGCCCTCACCCGCTCCTCGTGCTGGCGGTCGGCGAAGGAGATGGCGTCACGGAGCAGTTGCCCAAGCGTGTCAATATCCTTAAATATCGCTCCACCATCACGCTTCCGTATCCGAAGGCTCAGTTGTTTATCAATCCACCGCTCCCGTTCGTCAGTCACGGCTCCCTCCTGCGCTGTAGGTGTGGCCGTATGGTTTAGAACCCGCTGGTTTCCCATACTGCGGCCCATGAATCGCTGTGTGTTTTTGAAACCCGCACACCGTACATTTTCCGCACCGGCACTGACGCTTATATCGAAACGTCCACTGAGGGCAATTCTCCGCTTTAACTGCCCCGCGTTCACTCATGCATCCCTCCTGCCTGCTCCTGTGCGCGGATGGTGGTGATTATTTGGATGCCTAGTGTTGTTAAGCTGTTTTCTACGCGCTGAGACTTTCGCACGCCATCAATTTCCTCCTCAGCATGTTTAATGCGCCATCGCTTTTCAGCCTTGATAGCCGCTTGCGTCTCCGACTCAACCGCTTCTACATCTACCTTTCGTTGCGCCTCTACCGCAGCGGCGAGTGACGCTTTCAGTTGCGCGTTCTCAGTCACAAGCTGAGTTAGGCTATGCTTCTCCCACGTATCATGGTCTTGGAGTAGAAGCAGCACGGCTTCGTTCCAATTAGTAGGCGCAACGTCTGTATGCACGGCCTTTTTGATACGCTCGGCTGTGTCTTTTGGAACAGCTTGAACAGTGGCGAGGGCGGCGTCCAGATCACGAATCGCATGGTTTGCTAATGAGTGAATCCTATCTCTCCTGTCAGCATCAATAGGATGTACATTGGTAATGTTGGCGATCTTATCTAGGGCTTCGCGTACAAGATTCATGCTTTCACCTTCCCACATTTCGTACATATGAACCACGTCCAGTCACGGCTAAGTGTCCACCAATGAGGCCAACATATCATCGCTTCACCTGCTCCCTGCGCGTGGTCATGGGGTGAGTTCTCGCTTGGCATCGTCGTAGGCACGATTGAGTTCTTGCATGGCATTTTCGTGACCGCCGCGATCTGGATGCCGACTTTGCGCCAGTTGTCGGTAACGGTCTTTGGCCTGTTCCAGCGTCGGCGTGTTCTCGAATCCCATGACGTGCCGCCAGTCATTCGGTGAAGGCAGAGCCTCAAAGCCGGTGAAGGCACGCTCCAAAATCACCGCGCCACCGTGCCGTTCAATGGCTCGCATCGCTTCGAGTGTCGCCGCAATCGCCGCGAGGTTATCTGCCACGCGATCATAGCGATCAATCGCCATGACCTTGTGCTGCTTGGCCGTGCGCGTTTTCCAGTAGACCGCCACGCCGGGGTCAGCCGGTTCCTGCTGCCCAGAGCGTGGCAAACCATCGAGTTTCAGGTGAAGGTTGGTAGAGATAATAGCCTCGCCCACTGCACCGAGCATTTCCAATGACTTCAAGACGCGCCCTGCACCTTCGGCAATCGTCACTTGGCCGCGCACTTTATAGGAATGATTCTGCGTCGTGTCGTTTGGATTGTCGTGGTACTTCGTCGTGGCCTTGCTGAATTTTGCGCGTGTTCGGCTATACGCCTGAGTGCGTTTCCAGCCAGTCGGCCACGTCAACGGATACTTCGTCATTTCACTCCTTCGGCTCCCGCACCGGGCCTGCCTTGAACTTCACGATAGCGTCGTAGGCAATCTGACATCCTTCGCAGTTAGTACTCATTGCAACCGCCTCGTGGACTGACTCAAGCAACGCTTCCAACGCCCCCACCCGCTCCTCGTGCTGGCGGTCGGCAAGGAAGAAGGCGTCACGAGCAACCCTGCGGATATTGCCAGGGTAGGCATCAGACCCATTTGGGCAATGCTTATCCACTTGCTCCTCTATCCACCGCTCCCGTTCGTCAGTCATTTGTCACCCCAATCGCCATCTTCAGGCAGCCCCATCTCTCGGTTTGCATCGGCATTCTCATCTCGAAGCGGAACGGTAGCGCGACAAACCATGCGATGCACCGGACAGGTAAACCCCCAACACTCAGGATTTTGGCAAATACATTCATCCACCACCATCCTGCGGTCAGTCATGGCTTCTTCATGGGGTAAGCGTACCACCCGCAGTTGAGGCATTTTGCGTAGTCCTCGTGTTCTTCTAAGCATCCGCCACATTTTTGACAGACGATGGGCACTGACACTCTCTTCTGGCGCAGCTTCCTGATTTTTGAACGGTAGCGTGTCCGCTGGTAAATGCGCCGCTGTTCCTGTAATTCTTCACTGCCATGGTAGCGTTCCCGTGCATCTGTCGAACGTTTTATCCGCCACGCCGTCCAGTGTGCGAGGCACCGTTCACGCTTCACTCGTGGTTGGTTACATTCAATACATTCGCCGCGCTGTTTCTTCTCGGTGACAAATTTCACCACTCCGGCTAACTCCGTGTTGCGAGGATTCGGTCTCTTTTGTAGCCCGACTCGAATGCGGTCTTTATATCCGAACTCTGGTGAGAGGGGATCGTGTGGTCGCCGACCATGCCGCCGCCGTGACCATTCTCGTGCCTGCCGCCGTAATTTTTCAAGGTGATAGGCGCAAGACTGACAGGAGGTCGGCGCGAGGGGCTGATCACATCGGTAACAAAGTCCCAGAGCTTGCCTACGCTGTAGTCGTACATCAGCCATGTAGCGTCCTCCCGCGCTCAGTCAATTCCATGCTCCCCTCCTGCGCGTTTATACAATCTTACGGAGATACCGCGTTGCGTAACTCTCTTATGAAACGTATTACGGTTCACGCCAAGAAGCCGCGAGGCGGCAGACTGATTGCCCCGCGTTCTACTCAGCGCATACGCAATCAAGCATGAATCTACCTTGTAGATAATAAATGTACGAATATTCCTTGTATACCTGTCGCACATATTGTGCAGGATGGCATCAAGCTCTGTAAGCCCACTCATTGCTCTCCTCCTGCCTGCCCCCGTGCGCGAATGGCGGCGGCGAGTTCTTTCATCGTCTCAGCAAATAAAATAGGCTGCTCCATTGTTGGTAACTGTTTTGCTACGACGAAATGAATCCCTTGTTGCAGAGCCGTTGCAAATAAGTGTCCCTCGAGGATCGTTTGTACCCGGTCAGCACCGTGATCTGTTCGCGGGAGGCACCGTTCGGATACTGGCAGACGACCGTGAGGATTGCCCGTTCGCCTTTCGTCAAACTTCCATCGAGTTTGACAATGACCCCTGGCTCCAGCGGCTTGTGAAACACGGCCCTATCTATTTTCAGGATCGGACGATCTGGTATACACGGCTTCTGCGCCATACTGACAGAGCTTATGACCTTCGTTAAAACGCCAGCAAGATCGTTCAAGTCCTGCATAATCACCATCGCTTTATAGTGGCGATTGCGCTCCTTGATAACCTTATCAAAAAGTTTTTCCAGTCGCTTGATCTGGCTGTCCTTGATCGCCGGCACCTTTTCATGGACGGTGACGGTCTTGATCGGCTGGCTGAGTTGGCGCTGCGCGACGTCCAGCGTCACGCTGGCGGACTTCTTGAGTGCCGCCTTCAGCTCGATAATCTGCCGGCGCAGTTCTTTGGGATCCTCCGCTTTGGCCTTTTCGATCGTATCGGCCATGCGCTGCCGGATCTTGAGCGTGTCAGATATTTTTAGCATTCCGCTCCTTCGCCATCACGTCTATTTCTTTATTGATTGCATCGCCGCAGGCCCGGTAGCCGGCTTCCCATGCTTGCTTGTAGTAGTCCTTGAACCGGCCCTCGCAAGCGTGGAGTCCTTTCTGGAATCCCTTTTCGTAGATCTGGCTGTCGCGGATGAGCAGCTTGTCGGCGCGCATGAGCTTGAAGTGGAGCCGGCGCCAGCCAGCCACGATCCAGTTGGAAAAGATACTTTTCATATTCGTTCCCTAAAATCGAGCCACGCTGTAAGTTGTGCTAAGGTCATAGTTATAATGATCGGGCTTTTTCTACCGTTCCCGCGCCTGACTTTTGTACAGACGACGCCGAGTTTTGAGTCCGCTGCCCCGGCCGCGTCCATTTCTTCCGCCAATTTTGTCAACGATTCAAGGCTGAGATTCTTGACGAGTTTGCATTGTCCAATGACGTGAGGGCCAGTGAAGTCCACTCGCTCGCCGGCATTGGCCCAATGCCGTTCTGCTCCAAACGCTTTAGCGCAGTCGCGCTCAAAGGCTTTCCACGCCTTATCACTCACGATATTTACCCTCCTCCAGTGGAAAGACCGCGCTGGCTTCCTTGAACGTCAGTTTATTGCCATGCGCCTTCACCCATTGGTGATGCCCGACTCCGGCATAGGCCGCGTAGTCATTTACGCCACCGGCCACCAGCACGATCGTTACAGTCACGTCCGGAAGGCCGGCCATCTGGCACGGGTAGATCCGGTTGGCGATCCCGATTATGTCGCCCATCGTGTTATGTCGTCCAGACTTTTGCTTTCGTTTCGTCGTAGACGTTCTGCAAGGCTTCCTGTTCGCCGTTCGTGAGCATCAGCGCATCTTGCTTCATCGTGTGCCACATATCCTCGAGCGACTTGAGACTCTTGCACCCTCCCAACGCCTGAGACATGATGGCAAAGGTCGGTGCGTCATGCTTTCCTGCCGGCGCCGGCTTCGCGTTGCCCTTGTCTACCGGCTTCGGATCTGCCGGAGGAGCATCGGCTGGCTTTTCCCTGCGCGCAATCTCTTTCTCGATCTCGACGGAGAGCTTCTTGTCGCGTGGCGCAAACTTACTGTTCGGATCGTTCGCGCTCTGCCGGCACCGTTCCAGGTAGAATTTCAGGTCTTGGAGCGACACGGCCGGATCCGCGAGAGACTTCCCGGCCGATGGGCCGTAGTTTGGCAGATTGGTCGCGGCCGCAAACGTCACCTTACCGCAATCGTTCCGCTTGAAGCCGGTGTAGGCTTCGACGTCCTCCCAGGTGAGGTTTCGCAGGCCCAAGAGGTTCGTCACGCCGCGTACGATGCAGTTGGAGTACGCGGCCTTTTTCACGTCCTCATGGTCCACTTCCAGCGGGGAGATCTGGATGCGCTTGCCGGCACCGTCCGTGTCGGCCGAGAAGAAGTCGTCATAGCTGCTCCGGGATCCGATCTCCGTCACTGTCCGAGCGATGCCCTTCTTCGACGTGTACCAAAACGCACCCTGATAGGTGTAGGTGAAGTGGCCGTCCGGCCGGCTCTCGAGCGTGGGGCTGCCGTCAATCTTCCACTCGACCCCGAAGATGGGGGCAACCTTCGCGGCGCCGGTTTCCTGCATATACGGCTTACCCTTCATGTCCACCCAATCGAGCTTACTGGTCATTCTCAACGCGACCCGCTTGAGCTTGGTCAAGGCGTCCATCGCCTTTTCCGCCATGTTCGCACGCTCAATCAGTTCGGTGAGATCGGATTCCTCGGCCGGCGTCGTCGTGGTGAGCGCGCCGGGTGTCTGTTCTTGTGCTTGATTCGCTTCGGTCATGGAGTCCTCCGTTGAGTTAAGTTACGTTTCGGTGATCGTTTACTCAACTGCTCTTGCCCTGCTGAGATCGTGAGAGCCTCCCTATGTTTATTTTTGAGATACTTTTTGAGACATGGCGGACAGTTGCCCCTGTATCTGTATTTTCGATAACAGACAAGACATTCCCATAGAATCGGCACCAATCTTGGATCACGCTTATCAATGTGTATCGTGAAACCTGCCGTGACGTATATGCCTTTTCTTTGCAGGGTAATGGTACTGTCGTCGCTAAATTCACCTATAAGACTCCTTATAAGACCTATTGGCACTTCGATTGCCATCAATTGCGCTTCACCGATCCGTACGGGCCGGTGTGTTCCTTCCACGTTTCATTGCACGTCGGACACGAAAACTTCTCTGGATCCGGCCAGCGGTGCCGCGGCGCTCGAGGATTGGGCACAGATGAATTTCATAAAGGCTCGATCGTGAATACCGTCTGAGGATATTCCTTCTGTAATTCCTTCCCGCAAGGCAGGCAGATTTTCCCTTCTTGTGATTTTGGCTCACCGTCTGGCCCACGACTCAAAAACCATTTGACGATCACCTTAGCCTCGTTCGCATTACAGATAACGCACTTCATGTCGGCATGATACCCACGTCCATATTCCAGACTTTCTTTCCGTCCTTCCTGTCCTGCCACTGGCCGGTGATAATGTATTTCCCCACCAACACCTTCTCCCGGCCCTTGAAGTGTTCCTTGCGCCAGTCGTTCAGTTCTTCCCGTTCCTTGTGCAGAGGATCCAGCATATACAGCCGGTCCAGCTTGGCCTCGGCCTCGGGATCGTCTGAGACTTCCATCGCCTGACTGCGAAACTCCGGCGCGCAGATATGGAGAAACTTGCAGTCGCCACAAATGCTTTCGGAATAGGGAATTGCCGGAGGAACCGTGCCGGCTGCAACGTGCGCGTTGACCTGTTCACACTTCTTGAGGAGCGTTTCGGCGTACTCCATGTCCAGCACGATAAAGACTTCCTTGAGCTGGCCGTTCACCTTATTCTTGAAGATGAACATACCGACCTCGACGCCTTCGAGGAGATTGTAAACCGTGAGCTGCGCCGGATATTTTTGGTGGTAGTGCTTCTTGGATGCCAGCATATCGGCCATGCTGCTGATCTTCTCGATTGCATACGGCGAGGCGGATTTCACTTCCAGCGGGAGTGGCTTCGACAAGACCATGAAGGGCCGCACTTGTTCGGGCGCGGCGTCTATCATCCATTGTTCGGTGACGATCTTGCCGTCAATGGAGCCGGTGAGCTGAAACTTCGGCCAGGAAAAGGCGCGCTGCTGTTCGATAACCCGGATCCCGGCGTCGTCCAGTTCGCGCAAGACGGCGCGCTCATGGAGGTTGCCTTCATCGAAAATGTATTGGAGGTCTACGTCGTGCAGGATCGCTTCTTTCCAGCGCGTGCGGAGAAACGTCAAATACCGTAAACATGGGTGTCCAAGCTCACTCGCCCGGTTGGAATGCACCGGCCACTGTTCGATCTTCTGCTGCTTGCGCGCTGTTATTCTCTCGATAAACATTTTAAGAGCCTCGCCGTACCATGCTGGACCCAATCCCACCTGACCGAACACGGCCTAAGACTGCCGTGCCTTAACTCACCAAACCATACCCCACTCTACCGAATCCCGCCCTGACACGACCGACCCGACCGAACCATAACTCGCCCCACCTAACCATTCCATGCCAGGCCAGATCCTGCCGGACCTAACCGCGCTCTACCGGAGACTGCCACACCATACCTCTCCAAATCCTAGCTTGCCTATCCAGTCCTTGCCACGCCCAAACAGACCGGACCTTTCCTATCCATGCCGCGCCCCTAATCGAATTTGACGACGGCGAACCGTCCGTAGCTCGGACGAAAATCTCCGACCCCGACCAGCCGGCCGGCATTGTTCACGACTTGGATGAGCAATTCCCGGCTGATATATTCCGGCAGATTGATCGTGAACTCGAACGACGCCTGCCAGCCTTTATAGAAGGCCGGACGCACGCGGTTGATTCCGTTCTGCTGAATCACGACGCGCCGCTTATCGAGGTAATCCCACTCCTTGCTCCCCAAGCTGGCAAGCTCGGTGTCCATGACGATCCCAGCCTTAAACAGATCCATCGCGCTCTTGCGAGGACTGCGCGGATCCTGGACAAACTTCGCGGCCTTGATAATCGCCTGCCGCAGATATTCCCCCGGCAAGCAGATCTCGTTGGCCTTGTTCCGATAGACGTAGGATTCGACATTATCGGTTTTCTTGCTCTTGCTGCCCTTCGCGGATGCGGCCTTCTCGTCCATCGCTTCCGCGTTCCATGCGTGAAACAACAGCGCGGCGGTTCCCTCGATCGTCACTTTCACCGAATAGGGTTCGCCGGATTGCACCGCGGCCTTCGCACCGTTGCTGGCCGGACCTGTTGCTGGCATCAATTTACCCATCTGCTCTCCCTTCTATTGTTAAAGGCTCACCGAACCACACCGGACCTCAACCTGCCCATCCCCAACTCAGCGTGCCATGCACAACCTAACCGCGTCGTACCCCGCCCGGCCTTACCACGCCCTGCCTAGCCAGAGCCTTCCCTGGACTGCCAAAATTGGTAGCGGGGGCAAGTGGTTTCACCTTGCGACCTCCTGAGTATGAGCCAGGCGAGCTACCGTCGTTCTCCCTAGCACGCTACTCTAATTTCTGTCGGTTCAATTCATTGTTCATCAGCTTGCGGAAACACTGTCGGCAAAGATCGTGCTGCTTCATGTACCGATGGTGCGTCTTGTAGCTCCGGGGATTGCGAACCGGATGCACCTGAATCTTGATCTCGTTGCCGCACGCGCAATACTGCTTCTCCTTGCGGAGATGCTTGGACACCGGCCTACTTCTTGGCCTCGAGGATCCGGCGAATGAGCTTGCCGGTGGAGCTGGCAATCTTGGCCGGCGTTGCGCCGTAGGCTTCAAGCGATTGCCCTTCTCCGGTCACGGCTGCTCGGAATCCTCCTTCGACCTGCGAGATGTTGACTGCCAGAATTGAGTCGTTTCCCATGCGGTCCTCCTTATGTGGTTGGAATCTCCTGCTGATCTTCATTCATGGCTGCTTCGGCTTCGTGATTTTGCAGTCCTGCTTGTAGCGGCCGTTGTCGTACTGTTGGGCTTGGCATTCCATTCGCTGCACGATCTGGCCGTTGTGCGTGGTCAATTCATCGCGCAGTTTCAGGAAGTCCGGGAGCATCATCGCTGTCGGGCTGAACTCGTAGAGGCCAGTCGTGGTCGTCGTGGACCCATCGGCCTCCAGCGTGTTGCGCTGATAGCTGCTGGAGCATCCAGCCAAAATCAGCACCATTAAAACTGGCATAAGATATTTCATGCTGCCCTCCTCTGTCTGTTCTTGCGCCGGCTCAACCGGGCAATCCGGTTCCGTCGCTGCCGGCGCGCCCACCAGGAATTGCTCTTGACCCTGCGTGCCGTGCCGGGATGCCAGCGTTTCGATTTCTTCTTGCCGGCCAGGGCGTCCATGTTCGAGGCCAGCTCGGTCAACGGCGAATCGTTGCGCTCCGATTTCCTCGGCGCCGTGAAGAAGCCTGGCAAAGTGAGGAATAGAGGGAGTCTCATTTGATCTCCGTCAGTTGAGGCTCATACTTAAATCCTTTGAGGCCGACTGATTGTAAATTTTCCAATGCGATCGGATAGTGGGTTTCCCACTGTGCCGGCACCAGCGCGTCACCCGTCCATTCGATGATCTTTTGTCCATCGTCAAAGTGCAGGGCAATGGTCACTCTCATGCGTCCCCCATCTCCTTCGCGCACCGTTTACACTGGATAGGCTCTCGGATCACGGCGCCGTGGTGGTAGTCCGTCACAATATCTTCCTCCGGCAATCTGTTGTTCCCGCAGTAGAAACAGGTATACAGCGGCTCGTCGGGTGGATCAAGTTCGTTGTCCGGCAGGCTCACTCTACACTCCTTGCAAAGATGAACGATCCGCGTTCCCTTGACAATCGTTTCGAGATTCTTCCAAAAGCGGCGCTTCCGGCACTTGGAACAGACGCCTTCTTTGGCGATGGGCGGCTGCTTGTATCCCCTTCTCGGCATCAGGCCGGCACCAAGTACCCGGATTGGTCTTTCTTCCATTTGCCAAAGATGAACTTGGCCACTCCGCGCCGGATCAGATCGGATCGGGTGGTGCCTGGGGCTGAGTGCCGGACGTAACTATCGAGGATTTTAGAATGCGTGGTGGGAAGTTTGACGTGGACCGTGACGAATTTCTTAGACATAGCGTACCTCCGAATGATACGGAGCATACACACAACTAATATGTCCAGTCAAGCCCTATTTTGTGGCGGCTATAAACGTGCGGAATAGCTGATATTTGAGGAACCAGCACCAGGAACAGTCCAGGCTATCCTTGTGCGGGAACGGCAGGCATAGCTCCAGGCAGGTCGCACAATGGCGCAGGTTTTCGGATCCTTCCCGATAGGAACGGCGGAACACAGTCGGCATCTACTTCATCCCGGCGAGTATGGCTTCCAGCCGCCGTTCCTTCTTCTGGTGAAAGTCCAGGTGCGTTCGGACGGCCACAGCCTTCAGTTGGATGCCGGCCATCCTCCGGCGCAACTCCTTCTCGCGCTCGTCCATCTTTGCCAGCGTCGCCTTCTCGTCCACGATATGCTCCCGGCACCGATTGATCTGGTCCAGCACGTCCTCCCGTGTCGGCTCCTTCTTTGCCTGGCGGATCGGGCTTGGGATGCTACGGGTCAAGGCAAGTGGGTCTGTAGTCATGCCTTCTCCTTTCTGATTATCACAACCTCATCGTAGTCGTAACGCTGTCGCTTCAGCTTCTTCTCGGCCTTTTTGATCGCTTCCTGCTCCGTCCTGGCCTTGATCCGACTCTGCCATACGTGCATCTTGGAACAGCACTCGCCCATCACGGCGGAAACGACGGTGTACGCGTTCATAGTCTTACCTCACTGAGCCAATCGTGGCCGTTCGGACAAAGCATCGTGGCGCGTTCATCCTCCTCGTTGGCGTCCTTCTGATCGTCCCAAAACATCTTTGTCTCTCCGGCATACTCCGCGCTGCCGGCCTCGTCCCATTGGAGCAAGGCTCGGCCCGGTACAATTTCAAGCGTCCCATCGGCTCGTTCTCCGCACTCCGGGCAAATCGGCGTCGTGTATCTCATGCGTCGTACTCCTTTACCTTCTTGCGGGTGTCCGCGCTCATTTGCTTCAATGGTACGGTGGGAATGCACGGCCCGGCTGCATTTTCGCCCACTTCTTCGTTGTCGTGATCCACGATCAACACATCGAGCGGCTTCCTGCTGTAGACGGCGGATACCAACCCACCACGGACGGATATGACGATCCTGGGATAGCTCATAGCTTCCTCCTTTTCATTTGATCCAAGATTGACTGCGCGGCATCCCTCATTTCGCCGGCGCAACACAGGATATGCCGATCCGTCGCTTGCTCTCCGCCATTCTCCGCGATGGTCTTGAGGCAATCCGCCACTCCCAACTGTTCGGAGCTTCCGGATTCCTCCATGCCTTCCAAAATATCCTGTAGCTTCTTCGTCATGTCTATTTCTCCTTTCCGGTTACGCCGCGCAGGGCGGCTTTGGCTTTGTTTTTGTAGATGTGCGAAGTGCAGATACGCGCACTCCTGTTGTCTAGGTTTGTCATTGGTCTGAACGCATACTGTCCAACTTTAATTTCCTTAGAGCAGTAGGCACAGGATACGTTCTTTCGCACCTTTGATGCAGTCCACACCTGCCGGAATATCTGCCCATGACTTTCTGTTTCCATGAACGCCAACAACTCAGTACTGTCTGCTCGGTGGATTTCAAGAATTTCCATTGTCATTCCTTGCCGCTTGCATGAACGACAGATTCAGCTATTTCGACCATCTTTTTCATAATGGTCTGCGGGTAAGGCTCGTTAGCTAAAGGCAACGCGATGATTTTCTCAAGAGCCTCCCGCAACCCCTGCGCCTCGTTATGGTCGCGGACGATGGCTTGCGCGTCGTACATCGCGTTCACTCCTGATTGCCTCAACGTACAGACCTCAAAACCTGATTCGGTTTGCACAACCCAAGATTCTCCTGGACCTCTATGTGCCGTCCAGCGTGTCGTCATGTCGTCTCCTTTCTGAATTGTCCAGCTTTCCATCGCAAGCCAGTGCGTGCATGATGCTCTTGCCAAGCTCGAAAGCCGCTTGACCATAAGACAGGCCACGCTTGACCTGCTTCCCATATACAACACGGAACAAGCCGCTTGCGCCGTACTGTTCAAGCCGAACAGGAAACGCAAGCCGAGTTATCTTTATGCACGTTTTCATGTGCGGCCCTCCATCTTGGCTAAGGATTGTTTGACCATTGCAATTGTTTCAGCACGGCACGCCCGATCCACTACCTTTTGATTCAATTCCTCATAGGCCGCGTGTAGTGCCACCTTTGCCTCGTCAAAGGTGTTCACCGCGCGGACGATGGTTTCCAAATACTCGATTTCGCCTCGCACAACTTCACGATTGCCGACGACGATCACCCCATATCCCTTCGTGGGGTGTCGGTCATGGTCTATTGTCCAGTTCATAATGCGCGCTCCTTTCTGCCGGGAACCGCACCGTTCTGGCTGCTGGCCCCAGGCTGTGGCTCCTTCTTCTGTGTGCCACCTTCTTTGTTCGCCATGCCTTCTTCTTTGCAATCGTGGTGCCTGATTTTATTTTCTGATCGTGCTGATTTTATTCGCGGTGCGTTTTCGACACAGGAACAATTATTTGTTGACTGGACAAAAAAGGCGCAAGAAATTGTCAAGGGACGTTCTGACAATATCCAGGAAGAAACATCCTCTTGAAAATCCCCTGTATTCATGCGGCTTTTGTGCGTGTTGGCGTTCTGGCACGGGTAATGCTTTATATCAATTAGACTTTAACAAGGGGGTGCTGCATGAGCCTACTTGAATTCAAATGGACGGTGAGCCGTGGCCGGGATACAGACGGCTACAATATCTGTTCGCTCTATGTGGATGGTCGCAAGGTCGCAAGCTGTAACGGTGGCGGCTACGACATGAAGGGCACGGCGCTCGGTAATTGGATCGCCAAAGCCTACGCTGACAGACTCCGCAAGCTGCGGCTGTCGAAGTTCCCGGAGCAATCCCATTGGGAGCGCGCCGACCCGGTGCCGTACATCTGCCGGAGTATTGACTGTGTTTTGAAGAACAAAAAGCCCCCGGTCTATCCGGCGGGGACAACGGTTTGTCCGGTCTGTGGTGGCGATGTGTCGCAAGACTGGCGAGCTGGTAAGCGTGTCAACGACGGACGCGGCTTCTATGGGCTGTCCTTCCACGATCCAGACTTTGACCCCGGCAAGGTGAAGGTGCCGCACGCGCCCTGCTTCGGCAAAGACGAGGACGCCGGAAAGACGGTCGAGGCATTGGAGAAGGAAGGCAAGAGCCTGGGGCTTGAGCGTTACCAAGCCTTTTATTCTGGAAGCGCCAAGACGCCGAGCAAACGGCACCGAATCCCATTGATAGACGGCGGCTGCGGCTTCTCGTCCGTCGAGAAGATTGCCGAGACAATCGGGCTGCGGTTGGAGTATGTCCCGGTCCGCTCCAAGTCGCTGACGATCTACAAGTTACACGACAAGCGAGTGAAGAAGTACGCCTGAATTTCTCAGGCACGGACGCCGGGGCCGTTTCCCCGGCATAAGGAGGTTCTCTCATGCGCGACTATCTCACCATCGGGGCGACGCCCTGCGAGGAGTCCTGCGAGCCAGTCCCCTACAAGGACGGCGGCATCAAAGCCAAGGCCGAATGCGCGGCGTTCATCGAAGCGATCAGGCGCAAACTCGGACCGGAACCGGCTGGCGCTCAGCTGCGTGTCAAGTCCTTTCCACACGACTTCGGCACCTACTATGAAGTGGTCTGCTGGTACGAGGAGGACGATGTGGAAGCCTGCCAGTATGCCTACCGCTGCGAGTCCGATGCGCCGACGACTTGGGCCGACGCGGGGCTTGATCTCCCGCCTCTCTTCAAGGAGAACGATCCGCTCCATCTCCTCGCCGGCAATTCGGGTCTATAAGGGCAAGCTGCGCTTCCCTCTGAATTAGGCCGGATGCTCTACCGAGTGTCCGGCCCTTCTTTTTCCCTCGTACACTCGAGTCCATCGGCTTCGCTCTCTGCCCCTTCCTGCCCAACGGCTCTATGCCCTCGCTTCTCTCCGGCCTGTGCTTCAACCTCGTTCAGTCTGTATCCGATCCGATACGCTTCGGCCATCGGACGTGTGAGAGTATCCAAAGAGATACAGATAGCCTTTCGATGGGATTATCGGAGAGGGAGAGGGGAAGGACAAAGACCATCCGTGGGGGTCCAGTCGGTCATGGGTTGCTCGCTGTCTCTGACCTCTATAAAGAAGCGTATTTTGGCCGGATCCAATCCGAAGCCGATCAGTGAAAAAATTATGAAAAAAAGACCGAATCTTCGGCCCTCTGAGCATCGGTCACGATGCGTTCAGTATCTCTCTGGCGCGCACGATCTGATGATCGTGGCTTCTGAGCCGCGCACCTTGCTTGAGGAGTGCGCTCTGGATCGGAGTTGGGGGTGAGAGAGAAAAGAAATTCTTCTTGGGAGAGAGGGGGGATTCTACGCTGATTTTCGGGCGTGTCAAGAAGTATTTTTACCACAGTGATTTCTCT